GCAATTTTTTCTTCAGGTCTTAACTCAAAAGATTCTTTACTGTTTGGGTCTATCCCTAAAAGATCATCAAGTATATCCGACTCTGCAACCATTCGATCTATCTTTTCCTGTTTTAGTGACAGCCTATCTTTTTCTTCTTCTTGTTTTTTTAATCTTTCAGCAATTTGCTCTCTTGTCTCGACTTTTTCTGTAGCACCTTGTGCAGGTTGAACTGTCAAGGATTCCTTAACAGTTGGGGTAGGTTCTTCTACTATCGCCTTGGCTAACTCGGCTTGCTGACGCTCGGCTTCTGTTATCGGTTCCGATAATCCTACTGATTGTTTAATCTCTGACTTCAGTCTTTCAGCCTCTTTGATTGCCGCCCGATTCTCCAAATCAAGTTTGGTTCTCTCTGGCGCATTAGGCTCCAAGCCACTCATCAGCGTCTCGTTGTTTGCGATGACCGATTCTATTTCTTTTAATTTGGTGATGCGCTCGTTTTGGGTTTGATCTGCTGGATCACCCATCAACAATATCGCTTCTTGGTTAGCCTTAGCGTTAATGTCCAGCTCTTCCGCTTCTTCTGGAGTGCGGATAACTTGGTTTTCAGTTGGTTTAGAGAACGGAGAAACGATTGCTGTAAGTCCAGCAGCACTTGTGCCGCCAATCAATCCTTCACCTACAGCTTGCTTAACATTGATGTTTAATCCTTTTTCAGTTCCAGCAGTAGAACCAATTTGCTCGATAAAAGATTGCGGAGTTTCTGTAAGCACACCTTCTCCAACAAATGCTGATGCTACTCGTTTGAAGAATTTGGGAGCCGCCTTCCTTCCTCCGGGCAAAAATTGTGCGCCAATCGCATCCAAAGAACCAGAACCGATAGCAGTTAGAGTAGCAGCTACCAAGTCCTCGTTGTTTGGAACTTCGCGGCCATTGTTCTTTGCTCGTTCTTTAGCTACTGGGCCGATAACTTGTGCGGCTCCAAATATCGCTGGGCCAACAAAGCCACCAGCAATCGCTCCCGGTGGGCCAGCAACTGCTCCACCAGCAGCAGCCCCAACTGCCCTTGTTCCAATAGCACCGATTGCTTGACCAACTTGTTCGACTGCCGCTCTTGGAGCATACTGCCAAGCGAATCCCATAAACTGAGCTTCATCTGGTGCTGGCTCCATGAACCTTTGCCCTGCGGAAACATAGTTCTCTGGCTCTGTAATAGCTCCCTTCAGTGCATTAGCGACACCCGTGAATCCAAAGGACTCAAAAGATTCTCCCATGTTTTCCAATGGGCGACCAATAGATTCAACAAATGCAGACCCAAGTTGTGATACTTCTTTTCCGAAAGATGTGCCAGATGGTTCTGGTTCGGGGATAGGTTGACCAAAAAGAACTGATGTAATCTGATCTAAAGTATATCCAGATTTAAACGCATCAAGAACTTGCGGTTGTTTTTTTGATAGAACACCTAAAATTTGCTCATCTGTATATCCAGCATCTTTTGCTTTGGAAAGGTCATCAAACGTGAAAGTCATGTAAAATATCTATCGAATTGATTAAAGCGATGCAAGTTGATTATTGATTTCAGCTATTCTTGCTTCAGCTTTTGATTTAGTATTCGCAGAAATTCCAGCTTTTAAAGTTCTCTTGCCAGTAGCCCTTGATACATCATATAATAGGCTCTCAAGTTTTCTTTTTTCAGATTCAAGAGTATATTTCTTTTGAGATACTTTTGATTTCTCTACTCCTTTAAGTTGTTCTGGAGTAGCTGTTCTTGCTAATGTTTTACCGCCAGATGCCGCTTCTTGAGCTAACTGTTCTTCAAGAGTTAATTCTTTTGCCGTTGTAGTTGGCGCACCAGTTCCTTTTGCAGATTTAGGTGGCGGCCCATATTGGGTTGCCATCTCGCCCATGAAATCTTGTTGCGCGGGAGTTTCCATTTTTTTCGATGGAGACAAATTTAAGCCTGTTCCAGTAGCAATTTCTGATGCCCCTTGAATTTGTTTTATTTGTTTTGCTTGTGTTTCGGTAATTGGAATAGCAGCAGCACCCGATTTAGGAATCAATTCAAATTTCATATTTGAATTCATTCCAAATTGTTTAAGCGGAGCAATTGTAGCGTTAAGTATTCCGCCGTTTTGTTTGAATATTTCTTTAAATGTAGGCAAATCTTTTGAAGGACGATCACGCGACAAGTCTGAATTTGCTGTAATCAATTCTTTAATAAAATCATTCGCATCCTTATATTGTTCTTCTCCTACTTTTATTCTTTCTTCGGTGAATGTTACATCCATTCCCGGTTTATCTGTGCTGCCTCTTGCTGATTTCTTTAATATTGTTTCTGTTCCAACTTTTGGAATTCCAAACCTGCCAATATTTACACCCCATTCTCCAAGATCGATGTTTTTATATTCATACTTTCCTGCCCCTGGATCAAACGATACAGATTCATTTACAATTTGCGATTTTTGATCTGGAGGCAATACCTCAAATGTTCGCAAATTACTTGCAGATGCTTGTTGATATGGAGTTCCTTCTTGTTTTTCAAAAGGCGTTTGAGCCTGCATCCATTTGTCAGGAGTAGATATTGCAGGAAGTCCGCTTGAATCTTGTTGAGGTTCTTCTCCGGGCAAAAGAATAGAATTTGCTACTGCATCTTGAGCGGATTTAGCTATGTAATCTTGTTCGGTTTGACTTATTGGAGTTTCTGCGTTGCTTGTTGCTGTTCCTCCATCTCTACCAGTCATAAAATTATATGCTTGCTCTGCGCCTGATTGCTGTGGTTCGCCGCCACCTCCGCTATAACGAGCATTGTAAGCATCAATCTGACTCTTCCTCAAGAAGTCATCCGCTGCAATTTGATTCATCTTTATTCCAGCTTCCAATGCTCGCATCATAAACGGATTCCTCGCAACCGCTGGGTCAGTCAAGAACGGCATCAGCTTCGCATACGCCTCACCAGTCTTCCCTGATCCAGCAAGTGTCATCGACTCCTGCATACTCTGTTGCAAGAACGGTAGCATCTCCTGCGCTTGCTTCTGTTGTTCGCGTTGAGCTAAGGCTTGCCCTACATTCTGACCAAGTTTAGCCAAAGAATCTCCAACCCATGCGGTAGATTCCGATGCGCGATTGGTTCCCTGCATTATGAGTTCTGCGATAGACATAGTAAAAAATGTTATGTTGGAAGCGCAAATGGCCTGTCGCTCATTGAGCCTGTAGCTGGAGTTCCGCCTAAATAAGTTCCGCTTGATGCTCTAGGTGTATTATACAATGGATATGAAGCATATGGGTTATTTGCATAACCTCCCATTCCACCACCCAATCCTTGTTGTGCAGCCGATGCATAACTCATTCCAGTCAACGCGCCAGCAAGTGCGCTGCCAGTATCACCAACCATCTTGCTTCCAGCCATTCTTGAAGTATAGTCTGCTGCGGCGGATTCTTTGTTCACATTGTAGATATTCTGCGCCTGACCAGTCAATGCGCCATAGTTACCTTGGTTGATCTGAGAAATGAGACCTTGTTGCTCTAAAGCATTTTGTATGCCATATTGTTTTACTTGGATGTCTTGCCCTCTTCCTTGCAAACCAAGCCCCATTATCTGCGGTACGTTTTGTGTGAATGCGCCAGCTAATTGTTGCCAGCTTTGAGCTGTATTTTGCAAACCCCTAAACCCCTCAGACAATCCAATGCTACTTGTTGCAAGCCCCCGTTGCTGTTCGTTCACTCCGGGTGCTAACTGCATCCCAGCAAGAATCCTTGCTTCAGATGATTGTCTTAATTGATCTGCAAGCTGTGCTTGTGCTGTTTGAAAGCCACCAACCCTACCTGCTGTTGCGGGATTAAACCCTGCGCCTGCGCGTTCAGCAATCGTTCGGTTGATTTGCTCTTGTTGTACTGGAGTAAGTTCTCCTCTCAACATACTTCCAACTACTCCGCGTTGCTGGTCAATCAATGCTTGGTTAGCTTGGAGGTTTTGATACTGCTGATTAAGATTGTTCTCCCATTGCCCAATCGACTGCATTACTTGTGATCTTGCTTGGGCTGAGCCGGGAACAATGTTCTCAATTTGCTTTAAAGTATTTGCGGTAATCCTATTCGCGGCATTTATTGATTCAGTAGTCGCGCCCTGTAAGTTGTACTCTGGGATTTTTAAGTTAGGATCAATCTTTGCTATTGCTTCCTTTACTTGATTTTGTTGGTCGATGAATTGACGTGTAGCCGCTTTGAGTTGTTTTTTATATTTTGATCCAGCTGCGCCTTGGGCTTTTGCCGCCCTATCCGCTGCCGACATTGACATTGCCCCAGCCGCTGCCGCTGATCCAACAGCCACCACACCAGCCGCAATAGCAAATCCGCTGGAAAAAAACATCTGCGGATGCTTGTTTTTGACTAAGTTTTCTGGATGTTGAAGGAATCTCATTTGATTAAGTCGGTTCGATTGTGCCGCCACTTTTGCACCCTTGGGTCTTCCTTGGCGATGTGAGGATTAAAGTCTCTTGAAGTGATGCTGTCAATAATTTCATCAGGATCAGTTAAGTCTGTTACATGACAGGTAGTCCAGACTGTATCCTTGTGAGTGTATAGCATACGCCTTGTTCCTGCTTCTGTAATGCCGCTGTAGCCCGTTTTATAGCGGTGAGCTGGGATGCCATGATACCAGACAGTCACATCACCTTTCATCACGAAGAATGGATGGGTAGTTAGATGGAGTAGGGTTGTCAGAATCGTATCCTTCGGCATGAAGATTTCCCGAATATACATACCCGGAGTAAACTTGTGAATCAAGGGACATTCCCTCGGAGGAAGTTTCAGAATCTCCAAGTCTATCAAGTTTAACTCGTAGTCTGGATCACCATATCCAACTACGTTTCTTGCATCAATCTTGTCTGGGATTGTTAGCGTCATCGGTATAGGAAGTAGTCGTTTGGTGAAGGTGAAAGTAAATCAGACCCAATCAAGTTATCTGCCCTGCTATAGTTTGCAATTCGTAGTGGGGCGGCAGTTGGAATCTCATATCCTTCCATCTCCTTTTCTTGTTCCTGCACGGCCAGCCCAAGGTTGCTCATAAATTCCTGCGCCTTGCGGTTCTCGCGTGAATTCAATGCCAAGATAGCATAGATCATAGCGTCTGGGATAAACTCTACCAACTCCTTTGGATCGGTCAAATCAAAGTATTTCTTCGATGCGTAGAGCGTAATGCACTCGCAAGTCTTAGGAGCCTTGAATCTACGGAAGGTAGGATTTACATCGTTAGGTTGATAGATGGCTATCAGCGTTCTTGCTTGCAACTCCATGTCGTAAGCATACACACGAATCCTTCCCTTGGTTACTGGCTTGGATACAGCGCGAACCCCCTTGATTAGCAGGTCAGTCTTGGAAATGTTTGGACTCTGTGCGGCGAATAGATTGACTTTATGGTAGGTGTCGTATTGATCCTGCACTTCGAACATCAGCTCTGTTCCTGCATCTTCTACGTCTTCCGCAATTATACCTAGTTGATATGGATGCGTTGTATAATCACGGAAAAGAACGTGAAGCCCCCCGATTTCGGTAATCAATCTATGGCATGAGTGATCCGCATGAAGAGCGAAAGCATTGGTCGCATTGAACCATTCATCTGCTAGAGATGCAGAGTCGTTTCCGATCCAAGCAAGTTTGATTTGCTCATATCGGTTCGGTAGCGTGAAGCAATCATTCACGCAACAAATCTGGACATACTCTTCTATGCTTGTCCAGCCACGCTTATTCCATAGTAGTCGCCTTGCTTGGTTTATGGCTTTAATGGCTCTGTCATCTGAACAAGTGCCACTATCACCAACGAACCCCTTCACAAGCTCTACCATCTCTTCGAGGGTATCAGCCATAGGGATTATCGTTACCGATAATTATTTTCCACCAACGGGCTTGCCAGATTTTGGCATAGGTGCGCTGGAGTATGGGTTCTTGCCAGAATTAGGTGGGTTCATATTTCCCATACCTTCACGGATACTTCCGCGGGTTGGGCTTCCGTCAGATACTAGCTTTGGGTCTGTTCCTTTTAGTGGTGTCATATGTTTGTTTGGTTGGTTGTTATGCTGAGTGGATTGCTACCCAATCCAGTTGAGTTATTGTAGCTACGTTCTGGTCAATAATAACTGTGAAACCAGAAATGGTTTGCGATCCAGTTTGGACTGCAAAAATTGGTGCTGATCCTGTTCCAAAAGTATTGGTAACAGGCGTGAATGCTACAGTATAATTATCGCTTGGCATTGCCGTTGCAAAAGTGATTGTAACAGTAGAATCTGGAGCAATAAGCCCAGTGATTGTGCCTTGCCTTACTTGTGTAGTGGCAAGGACATCAATTTGATTCTGCAAGTTCAACAGATAATCGTTGATTGTTTGAATCTGCTGCGGAGTGACATCCGCCAATCCGGGGATATTCACAGTTCCACTTGCCAAAACAATATCAGTAAATTGTTGGAATATCTGAGTCCAGTTTCCAGTTGGACAGAAGTCGTCTGGAACAGATGGGAAAATAAGCGCGGGTGATGAATCTTGATTGTCCATTACAATTTAATTAACGATATTGTATTCCCAATATTTTTCTTGGCAACAAGAAAATGGTTCGCATTCTTGATTTTCTTCTGGGCAGTCACCAACTGGCGAATCGTCGTTGTTCTTAATGTTTGCCATCAATCTTACTCGATCAACTGTAGCTGCACCAGTCAAATTGATTTTGATTTGGAACTCGCTTCCTTCCACTGATGGTATGCCTGCTAAGTCATTGCACTCACTTGGGTCTGGAGTGTTGAACTTGTAGCGTTTGTAGCGATTACCACCCCGCTGCGGAACACATTCAGTCACCACTGGAGAACATGGATTGCAACCAAATGTAGTAGGAATTTTAAGCTCTGACCAACATGGATTACTATCTGCGCGAAATTCAACAGAGCTTTCCACCTCGCCTTTGATCTCACTCATCCACATTTCTCCACCAGTAATTCTTTTGCGAAGGAACTTGTTTGTAGCCCCGCTACGATTGAAATCATACCTGCCAGTTGTAAAGAATGATTCGATCTTTCGTGTCCCGTTCGGCCCATAGTCATCAGTTTGCTCTGATGTTATTTCATACAAACGATTCTTATTATCTTTATCAAATGAGAATGCAAATCCACGCTTATGACCTGCTATCAACGCAGACAACATTTGCGTTGGTCTTATTCCAGTCCATAACCCATTCCAACGGAAAGTCAGTTGAGCATCTGGTGCTGGCGATGCTGACTGGTCAAGGTCAAGGGCGATCATCCCGCGATGGTATCTATGCAAACCCGGAGCGGATGTTCTTGAAATCTGTGGAGCAACTGTGCTGATGAGATAGTTGTCGTAGAAAACTGTAGACGCGAATTGCCTCAACCAAGGCGTATCCCGCTCAACCCACTTGTTGACTTCTTTGGATAGTTTACGCAAAGAGAAATATCTATTGAACTCAGATTGAGTATTTGAATAAAACGCCCAACCATCGTGCGATCTAAACCAAAGCTCACTATTCACCAAGGCAAGATACGGACTTGTACATCCACGCCCTAGCAATGAAATGCGTTGGATGTTATTTGTATTCCATTGCGATCTTGGAATAGATACATCCATTGCAAACGCTCCGTTGCCAGTTAAGACCACAAGCTGACCTTGGCCGCGAAGGTTCAAACCAAGTTCGGGCATCACTTTCATTCCTGTGATGTTTCCCATCATGCTTGGAGTAGAGAAAGCTCCACCCAATTCCCAATAAGTTATTTCAGTGAATCTACGGGTGTTCGTAGTATCAGTAAACCCGTTGCCGTAAATAATGTCAGATGCGTAGATTTGATTGAACTTATCAGATACAAAGACTCGCCCAAAGGCATACTCCATGATAGTGCCAATCGGCATTTCTCGGTTGAATGGATTTAATCTTACTGCATTTGTATTAAGATCACCATTCCATGCAATCGGGTTCTGGTATCCGTTTTGGATGTAGAGTTGATCTTCAGCCTGCACGAAAAAAGTGTGCATCAAACTTCCATCATTCCATGTCCAGCCATTGGAAACTGGCAGCCTGTAAGCGTAAGCAACATTGTTTACGATTTTAAGAAAGTAAATCACCCCAGAAACCGATATTACTATTCCATCAGCAGATTCGTATGTTGTCCTGCGATATGGATACGCGCCTTGGAAGTTGCCAGTCTGAATATCGTTTACGATAGTTTCGATCTGGTTCTCTCCTGCTACAATATTGATATTCCGTATGCTTGGACGAGTGCGGTTTATCCCGCCTCTGAACGTCCTATTGACAGATTCAGATACATAGAACTCTGGTAAATACGAAGGATGCGTAGAGGCGTCTTGCGCCACTATGCTCGTGAATCCATCAAATACTGATCCTTCTGCTGGCATTACGTTTTGATAATGTAGTTCATTGCCACATTTTGTGGACGTGTTTCTGTTTGTCCATCAGACGCTATTGTGTGCTGATGATTTGCTCCACCAGATGAAGTTGTTCCAGAGAATGTATGTGTATGGCGAGTGTTTGCGCCACCTGTGTTAGTCGGAGCTTGTGAATTTCTTTGAACATCAGTTCCACCGCCAGATTGCACGTTTCCAGTAAGATTTGTTTCAGAATAAACATGAGAGTGATCTGGTGAATCAACTCCAGTGGTTCCACTAAATGAATGTGTATGGGTTGCGTTAAAGAATCCTGTATTTCCACTGTGATTGTGGGCTTTAAAGGCGTCTGCTTGAGTAGTTCCAAATGCACGGAGAGGGTCAATGCCCCTGCCATTGTCAAATCCACGCACAAACATTCCACGAAGATCAGGAACCGCAAAGTTTGTCAACCCAT